GCAGAAATGGCTGTTCTTGCCGGCCAGGAGTACAAAATTGGAACTAGAAGTTTGACTCGAGCTAATTTAGAAGAAATAAGAGCAGCAATTGACAGTTTAGAAAAACAAGTTGATCAGTTAACTACCGCAGTAGACGGAAAAGGCAGAAGAAAAGCTTATAGAATTACCGCCAGAGACCTATAGGAGGTACAAAATGAGTTACAAAAATAAAAAAAATAAGCCAAAAAAAGAAATTATCATTCCTAAGGACACCAAAATTAAATCAAAGGAAAAAAATAGACAAAGTTTGATTAAAAGAAAAGTACGGTAGGTGACGAATATGAATTTAATCGACAAAGCTGTAAAATATCTTAGTCCTCAGACTGCACTAAAAAGAGAATATGCAAGAGAAAGACTTAATGCATGGGAGAAATTTAAAAACTCTGGGTACAGCGAAAGCGGAGCCAGCCATCAGAAAAAATCAATGAAAGGTTGGAATTCATTAAGTCGCAGCCCTAACGAAGATATTAATGACAATCTCGATACATTAAGACAGCGCTCAAGATCATTATTTATGGGGTCACCTTTAGCTGCTTCTGCAATCAAAACCAACAGGACCAATGTTGTAGGTGCCGGTTTAAAACTAAAATCAAAAGTAGATGCTGAAACTTTAGGAATAAGAGAAGAACAAGCTGATCAGTGGGAAAGAAAAGTCGAAAAAGAATTTAGTTTGTGGGCAGAATCAGTTTGGGCCGATAATTTAAGACTTAATAATTTTTATGAGCTGCAGGGTCTGGCACTAATGTCCTGGCTAATGAATGGAGATGTTTTTCCACTCATTAAAAGAGATGAAGCAAAAAGTTGGATGCCTTATACTTTAAGGCTGCACCTTGTAGAAGGTGATAGAATAGGCACTCCTAATGTAGGAAGTAATTTTAGTTATTCAAGTTTTTATAGTGCTCAGTATAATACTTCTGGTAAAAATAGTGAAACTGGAAATCCTATCTATAATGGTGTTGAAGTTGATCAAGAAAGTGGGGCTGTGGTCGCTTATTGGGTAGCAAATAGACATCCGAAAAAGAAAATGGATGGCCACTTCACAAAATGGAAAAGAGTTAAAGCTTTTGGAGACAAAACTGGGGAACCTAATATCTTACATTTAATGGAGCCTGAAAGATGCGAACAGTACAGAGGTGTACCTTATCTTGCTCCGGTTATTGAATCCTTAAAACAAATAACTAGATATACAAAAGCAGAGTTGACTGCAGCAGTTGTGCAGTCATTTTTTACTGCATTTATTAAACAAGATGGCCCGGCCAATGAAATACCTTTTGGAGAAACCTTTATGGGTGAAGAACAGGTAGATGAAGAAGATCCAAATTCTTACGAAATGGGAGCCGGGACAATCAATGTCTTAGGTGAAGGTGAAAGTGTTGAATTTGGAGATCCGACCAGACCGGGAAATAATTTCGAGCCATTCATAAATGCGATAGCCAAACAAATTGGTGCAGCTTTAGAAATACCATATGAGTTATTAAATAAAGCGTTTCTTTCTTCATATTCAGCGAGTAGAGCTGCATTGTTAGAAGCCTGGAAAGCATTTAAAATGCGGAGAACCTGGTTTGCTAATGATTTTTGTCAGCCAGTGTATGAATTATGGTTAACAGAAGCAGTTGCCCGGGGCAGAATTAAAGCACCTGGTTACTTCAATGATCCTGCCATTAAAAGAGCCTGGGCTTCTGCAGAATGGATAGGACCAGCTCCAGGACAGGTTGATCCAGTGAAAGAGGTCACTGCTGCAATTATGAGAATAGAAAATGGTTTATCAACTAGAGAAAGAGAAACCACCGAGCTCAATGGAAGCAATTGGGACGATAATATAAAACAGCTACTGAAGGAAAACAAAAAGATCAGAGAAGCCTATGATGGGCTTGGGGAGGATGATCAAAATGCTGTTCAAAATCTAGTTAAGACTCTATATAACAAAGAGATTGAAAAGGGGGCGACAGAAATTGACTAAGTTTTGGTCTTTTAAAAATATTGAAAATGAAGATTCAGAAAGTCTTGAATTGAGAATCGAAGGCGAGATATTAGATAGTGAAAATTCTTGGTTATATGACTGGCTTGGCATACCTTATGCCAGCAAAAACCAACTTAAGGACACCTTAATAGAAAACAAAGAAAAAGATATAACAGTCTGGATTGACAGTCCTGGAGGTTCAGTTTTTGCGGCTGCCGGTATATACACTCTGCTTAAAGAGCATAAAGGAAAAGTCACTGTAAAAATAGACAGTAAAGCAATTTCAGCAGCAAGCATGATTGCAATGGCAGCGGATGAAAGGTATATTTCACCTGTTGGCCAGATCATGATTCATAATCCTATTCCGGCAAATGGAGTTTTTGGTGACGCTGAAGAACTAAGAAAAGTTGCTGATGTGTTAGACGAAATTAAAGAAGCAATTGTTAACGCTTATATAGCTGGTACTGGTCGACCAAAAGATGAAATCTGGGAAATGATGAATCAAGAAACCTGGATGAGTGCAAATACGGCTGTAAAAGAAAAATTTGCTGATAAAGTTCTCTATCAGGATGAAGATGAAGAATTTAACGTCAAAAATATTAAGGATTATGAATTTAAAAGGCTGCAAATAGTTAACAGTATGGAAACATCTATTAAAGAGATGATTTCTATAAAATCAAATGAACAGGCTGTAGAAAACAAAAATAAGGAAGATAATTCTCAAAAGGAAGGTGATCAGGACGTGGAAATTAAAAACCTTGAAGATTTAATTAATGCTTACCCGGATTTAGTGAAGAAAGCTGAAAACAAAGCAGTTGAGTCAGAAAGAGAAAGAATTAAAAATATTGATGAGATTGCAGACAATATTGATCAGGACCTGGTTAATAAAGCTAAGTTCGATGAACCAATGGATGCAAAAGATTTAGCTTTTGAAGCAATGAAATCTGATAAGAAAAAAGCTGGTCAGTATCTTAACAATGTTAGAGAAGATACTGAAGAGTCAGGGGTAGAAGATGTAGAAGCTAACAATTCAGCCGAAGAAGATTCTGGCCCTAAAAATGTGGATGATAAAGCTAAAAGTATAGTCGCTAAATTTGACGCTAAAAGGAGAGGAGTGAAGATTGATGGCTAATTATGAAGTTGTTGCTAACAATGAACCTGATAATTTAGTTGCTGGCCATGAAGTAGAATTGCTGACTGCTGCTTTAACAATTGCTCAAGGACAAAGCATTCTTGAAAGAGGTAGTGTTCTGGGTGTAGTTGAAGCTGACGGTAAAGGAAAACTTTGTGATAAAGCAAGCGCCGATGGCAGTCAAGTTGCTAAATATGTATTGCCAGAAGATGTTGATACTTCTGGAGGAGATGTAACTTTAGCAGTTTGGAAAACAGGTATTTTTAATAGAAATGCTGTAATTTTTGGTGGGGATAGCACCCCGGCTGATCACGAAGATGAATTAAGAGATGTAAATATACATCTTAGAGATTCTATTAATTATTAAATTCAAGGAGGAAATATAAATGGCTAATGAAATTAATTTAAACAACCCTCGCACTATGAAACCTGCTAGATCAAAAAACATGCCAGTTACCACTTTTATTCGCGATACGTTTTTTGGTCAGGCAAATACTTTTTTAACAAAAACTGTTGATATCGATTTTAGAAAAGGAGGACGTCAAATAGCTCCTTTTGTTGCAAAAAATGTTGGTGGTATCAACATGGAAAGAAAAGGCTTTGAAACTAAGAACTATGAGCCACCAAAGATCGCACCTCAAAGAGTTCTGAGACCTGAGGTATTAGAACCTAGACTTCCAGGGGAAACAGTACACACTTCTCAATCTCCTGAAGAAAGGCAGGATTATTTCTTAGAGCAGGACTCTCAAGAGATGGAAGATTCAATTTCTCGCAGAGAGGAACTAATGTGTTCTGAGCTTTTAACAGATGGAAAAGTAACTGTTAAAGGTTATATAGATAATGATTTAACTAACTTCAGAACAGATGAGGTTAATTATCAGCTTAATAATAAGTTGACTCTTACAGGAACTGATGCTTGGAATGATTCAGCTCCATCTAGATATAAAGATCTTGCAAATGGTGTAGAAACTGTCCTTAAGTCTGGTTATAACCCAGAAATGGCTATTATCGGACAGGATGCATGGTCTGATTTATTAAATGATAGCGATTTTAAAGATAAATTAGATAATAGAAGAATGGAAATGGGTATGATCAATCCTGAATTTAGAACAGTTGATGGTCATGGAGTTAAATATCTTGGCTTTATCAGTGATCTAGGGCTTGATTTTTACACCTACTATTCCTGGTATATGGATTATGACGGTGTAGTTAAACCTTATTTTCCTTCTGATCATGTAGCAATCGCACCTCAGGGAATAGGAGAAATGTTGTATGCAGCTGTCACTCAGCTTGAAGATGATAAAAGATATCATACTTATGAAGGAACTAGAGTTCCTAAAATCTTTGCTGACACAAGTAATGATGCTATGACATTTAGAATGACTTCAAAACCTTTACCAGCACCATTCGATATTGATAGCTGGTATGTAATTGACACTAGAGGTTAATAAAGGAGGTAAATTATGTTTAAAGTAACTCACGGCAAAGTTAGATTTGAAAAAACTGTATATGGAGAAAATGAAAAGGCCGGAGATATAATTTCTGGCCTTTCTGCATCTCAAGAAAAAAGTTTAGCTGAAAAAGGCTATGGAGAAATCATAAAAGATGTCAAAAAGAAAGCAAGCTCTGAATCTGATGGCCCAGGCAAAGAAAAAGAGCCTGAAATTATTCCGGATAATCTCACTGTTGAAGAAGTTGAAAAATTAATTTCTGAAACTGATGATCTGGATGACCTTTATGACATGTTAGATTTTGAAAGAGAAACTAAAAATAGAAAAGGGGTTGTAGCCCCACTTGAAGAGAAAATTGGTGAAATGGAAGAACCACCAGAAGAAGGGGAAGTGAATGTTGATTTAGATCCTGATCAAGTAATCACTGATTAAGGAATGATATTATGCCAAAACTAAAAGATTATTTACAATCTGACCTTGATGTGTTTATGAATGTCGATGAGTTTGCAACTAACCACAGCATAAATGGAACTGAAATGGATGTAATC